TCGTTTGCATGTTTTTTCCTTCTTGGTGTAAAAATCAGCTTTACATTTACGCAAGGCATCTTTTATGGTCAATCCTGTTGGAAGTAGAAAAGGAGTTGCGAGATGAGCAACATTGACGGCCTTTTGGCCGATTGGCTTGACGCGAAAGCGGCAGAGCAAAAGGCGCAGGCATTGCGCCATAAGATCGAAGCGCAGATCACAGCCGCTTTCGATACAAAGCCGGAAGGCGCAATCACCCATAAGACAGAATTGCACAAGGTCACGCTGACGCAGCCCATTAGCCGCAAGGTTGATCTGCGCAAGTGGGAAATGGTCAAGGACCGCATCCCAACAGCCCTGCACCCGATCAAGGTAAAGATCGAAGCTGATGCGGCTGGCATGAAATGGCTGGCTAATAACGAGCCGGATATGTGGGCCAAAGTCGCAGAGGCATTTGAAACCAGGCCGGGAAAGATCGGCGTCAAGGTGGAGCGGGTGCAATGATTATTCGCATTGAGGGAGATGACGGTCAGGACTTCGTTGTTCGCTGCGATGAACAGACCGGCGGCGTCCAGATCGGCGTTGCGTCACTGACGGATGACGGCAAACGCAAGGTCCAGATGGAACACTTCACCGTTGAAGAATCCAAGGCGGCAATCGCTGCCTTGGAATTTGCAATCAAGATCGCGGAGGTTGAACGCGAAGAAATGGAGAAGCGGAATGGCCATTAACCTTTCACAACTCACAACGCCAAGCGGGCAGCGTCCGATCATCGTGACGCTGTTTGGCGAGGGCGGGACGGGCAAAACAACGCTGGCCGCGATGTTTCCGAAGCCTGTCATCATCAGGACGGAGGACGGCACGCAGAGCCTTCAAGGCAATGACAACGTGCATCTGTTTCCACTGGCCACCAGCACCATGGATGTGCTGGACGCCATAGAGGCGCTGGCCACGCAGGATCATGATTTCAAGACGCTGGTGATCGACAGCATTACGCAACTGGCGACGATAATTGAACATGAGATTGTGCAATCCGATCCCAAGGCCAAGAGCATCAATCAGGCAGGCGGCGGTTATGGGGCTGGATATTCCGCCGCCAGCGAGATGCACCGGCAGATACGAGAGTGGGCGGGTGCGCTGGCCTACGAAAAGGGGATGAATGTCGTGTTTATCGGCCACGCCGACACTGAAACGATGGACCTGCCCGACATGGACCAATACACCCGTTATTCGGTGCGCTTGCACAAAAAGAGCCTGCCGCACTACACCGACAACGTGGATGCGGTTTGCATGGTGCGGCTCAAGACCTTCACGCGCGAAGGCAGTGGCGACAAGAAACGCGCGATCAGCACGGGCGAGCGAGAAATAATCTGCCACCCGCAAGCGGCCTCTGTCACTAAAAACCGCTTTAACATCACCGATCCGCTGCCGTTTACATTCGACGGCGGCAACCCCTTTGAGCAATGGGTAATGAAGTAAGGAGACCCAACATGGACCTGAATGGATTTAACGCAAACGAGGTGGAACCGAACACCGCCTATGAACCGCTTCCGGCTGGCTGGTACAAAGTGGTCTTCACAGAGGCCGAGGAAAGGCCAACCAAGGCGCAGACAGGCAGCTATCTGCAAATGAGCGCCGAGGTGATTGAGGGGCAGCATCAGGGGCGCAAGCTGATTGAACGGCTGAACCTGAACAACCCCAACAGCACGGCGGTTGAGATCGCCCAGCGCACCTTGTCGGCCATCTGCCGGGGTGTTGGTGTCATGACGCCTCGCCACAGTTCTGACCTGCTGAACAAGCCGATAATGGCGAAGGTGGCTGTGAAGCCCGGAGATGGCCAGTATGGCCCATCAAACGAGATCAAGGGGTACGAGCCATGCAGCGGCGGGGCTGCGGCTCCTGCGGCCTCTGGCGGCGCGTCTGCGCCTGCGGCTGGGGCGTCCACGCCACCTTGGAAGCGTTGATTCAGCAGTGGGGCGGTGCGCCGCCCCATCACTGAGTGAATGGAGGTGATTGAATGAACCTGGAGCAACACACAACGCCCGAGACGATTAGGCGGATTTTTGCGCATTATCAGTCCAAGCGAAAAAACGAGCATCGTCCGCATTTAGGCGGAAGCCAGATCGGGCGGGAATGCAGCCGCGCGCTTTGGTATCAATTCCGGTGGGCCTGGACGCCAAAGTTTGAAGGCAGAATGCTGCGGCTGTTTGAGACCGGCGACCGCGAGGAAAATCGCATCGTGCGGAACCTGCGCGATATTGGTGTGAAGGTCTGGGAGCGCGACCCAGAGACAGGAAAGCAGGTGCGTTTTGAGGCGTGCGGCGGTCACTTTGCCCTGAGCCTTGATGGTGTTGGAGAGGGCTTTCCAGAAAGCAGCGTGCCGCATACGTTGGAGTTCAAAACGATGAACACAAAGAATTTTAAGGCGCTGCAAAACATGGGGCTCCAGAAAGCGCAGCCCGTCTATTGGGCGCAGTGCCAGATCGGAATGCACCTCTCGAAGCTGGACAGGTGCTATTTCTTTTCGGTCTGCAAAGAAACGGATGCGATCTACGGCGAACGGGTCAAAGCCGATCCCGCCGAGGGCATGATGCTGCTTGCGAAGGCTGACAATATTGTATTTGCCGAAAACCCTCCGCCACGATTGAGCGAAGAGCCAAGCGATTGGCGCTGCAAGTTTTGCCCATACTGGGCGATTTGCCACGGCTGCAAGATACCGGAAGTGCATTGCCGCACTTGCGCGCATTCCACACCGGAACGCGATGGCACATGGAGTTGTGCGCGGGGGCATATGGTCCAAGATCCATGCAAGGAGCATCTGTTTATTCCGCAGATAATGCCGAAGGGCTGGGAAGTAATTTCCGGCGATGCGGATCGGGTGGAATATCACGATGAGGATGGAGAGGCGATCATCAACGAGCGCAATAGCCAGCAGCTTTTTGACGCGAGGATGGTGGAATGACCTTTACACTAAGACCTTATCAGCGCGCGGCCATTGATGGCCTCTATGATTATTGGGCCAGCAAGCGCGGCGATAACCCTTTGATCGTCGCGCCGACCGGATCGGGCAAGACGGCAATCATCGCCCAGCTTGTGAAGGATGCGATGGACTTCCCCGGCACGCGGGTGTTGATCCTGACGCACGTCAAGGAGCTTTTGGAACAAGGCGCGCAAGGGCTGCTGAAGATGTATCCGCAAGCGCAAATCGGTTTTTACAGCGCCAGCCTTGGGCAAAAGCGGCTAGACCAGCCGATCACCTTTGCAGGCATCCAGAGCGTCTGGAAGCGGGCGTTTGATATGGTCCCGCCGCCCGATCTGGTGCTGATTGATGAGGCCCACATGGTGCCGAAGAATACCTCAACGAGATATGGCACGTTTCTGGCTGATCTTCACACGGCCAACCCGGCTGTGAAGGTGGTGGGCCTGACTGCCACGCCATACCGCCTGGACAGCGGGATGTTGCACGAAGGCGATGAAGCGCTGTTTGACGGCATCGCATACGACATTCCGGTGGGCCAGTTGATGGACCAAGGCTATTTGTCTCCGGTCATCTCGAAAGGCGGGGCCAAAAAGATCGACTTGACGAATGTCGGCAAGCGCGGCGGCGAGTTTATCGAAAGCGAACTGGCGGCGGCTGCGTCCGATCCTGAACTGGTGGCGGCGACCGTTGCCGAGGTTTGCGACCTCGGGCGGGACAGAAAGTCTTGGCTGATCTTTGGCAGCGGCATTGCTCATGCTGAAATGCTGGCGGATGGCATCCGGGCCGAGGGGCATAGTGTGGCAGTAGTGACCGGCGCGGATGGCATGAAGGAACGCGCGGCCAAGATCGACCAATTCCGGCGGGGCGAGATTCGCGCGCTTGTGAATTGCAATGTACTGACGACCGGATTTGATGTGCCGACTGTTGATTTGGTGGCGATTGTGCGGGCAACCGAAAGCACGGGCCTCTATGTGCAGATCGTCGGGCGCGGCACGCGCATTGCGGAGGGCAAGGAAAACTGCTTGATCTTGGACTATGGTGGGAATGTGGCGCGGCATGGCTTCATCGACGCTGTGAAGCCCAACCGCAAGGGCGGCAGCGGCGAAGGCGATGCGCCGGCCAAGGAATGCCCAGAGTGCGAAATGATGTGCCATGCTGCTGTCAGAACCTGCCCTGCGTGCGGTTATGACTGGCCAGCACCGCAATTCAATCACGGCCACAAAGCATATGATGGCGCGTTGCTGTCAAAAGATGCTCAAGCCGAGTGGCTGCATGTTGATGATGTGACCTATCAAAAGTGGAAGAAGCCCGGAAAGCCCGACAGCGTGCGGGTGACGTATCGCTGCGGTTTGACAATTGTCAGCGAATGGCTTTGCCCAGATCACGGCGGCTATGCTGCCAGCCGATACCATGCGCGGAAAAGCGCGCTGGGTGCCACGGCTGATACGACTGCCGAGGCGATGGCCGAATGCGACGCCTGGAACCAGCCGAGCCGGATCAATGTGAGGCCCGATGGCAAGTTTCATCAGATTATGCAGTTGGATTACAAGCCGAAGGAGGAAGATCGTGCAGCAAAAGCAGAGCGGCAGCGCGTCAACGCCATCCTTGAGGACTTCATGTGAGGACTGCATGAACCTGTATGATGGAAAATATTGCACAAAATGGCGCGACGTAGTGCCAGAGGAGGTCCAACCACATGGCTGTGAAGAAATCGACCAATTCCCTCCCTTCTGAGCATCAAGAACAGAGCGGATTTGTTCACTGGTTTCGGCATCACTTTCCGCGCGTGTTAATCTTTGCCATTCCGAATGGCGAACACCGATCTGTAAGCGTTGGCAAGAGGCTCAAGGCCGAGGGTGTTGTGCGGGGCATTCCCGATCTGTTTGTGCCT